CTGAGTACCATACGATTTATCAAAGTAACTTGTGCTGTGAGATCCTATTACCCACACGTTCATTTAAGCGATTAGACGACGATAGTGGACGCATAGCGTTATGTACACTGGGATCTATCAACTGGGGGTCGTTCCGTAATCCAGAGGATATGCGTAGAGCCTGTAGGATTCTACAGCGTAGCCTGTGTAACATTCTTGACTATCAAGACTTCTTGTCGATACAGAGCAAACTGTCTAACGATGAGATACAGCCATTGGGTATAGGTGTTACTAATCTTGCCTACTGGCATGCCAAGCGTGGACTCAAGTACGGTGAGAAAGATGCTCTACAAGATGTTAAGAGCTGGATGGAACATCAAGCCTATTACTTGACAGAAGCCACAGTTGAATTGGCCAAAGAAAGAGGTGCTTGTCAGCATAGCTCACATACCCGATACGGCCAAGGTGTGTTCCCCTGGGAGCTACGTGCTAAGGGAGTTAATGAATTAGCAGACTTCGCTCCTGAGCTAGATTGGGAAACTCTACGTACCAACATGAAACAGTATGGTGTTCGTAATGCAACCTTAATGGCTATTGCGCCTGTTGAGTCTAGTTCAGTTGTAATTAACTCAACCAACGGTATTGAAATGCCCATGAGTCTTATTTCAGTAAAAGAAAGCAAGGCGGGATCATTTACACAAGTTGTTCCTGAATATCACAAGTTAAAAAACAAATATCAAATGATGTGGGAACAGAAAGACTGTGATGGCTACATTAAGACCGCAGCAGTACTAGCAGCCTATGTAGATCAGAGTATCTCAACCAACACATTCTATAATCCAGCACATTGGCCAGATCGCAAAGTGCCAACTACATTGATTGCCAAGAACTTGATGCAGGCTCACGTATGGGGTTTAAAAACTTTCTATTATAGTTTGATTAACAAGCAAGGTAGCAAGGCAGTTGCTGAACCAACTCCAGAAGTGCATTATAACGGATTTCACAACGAAAGAGAAGTTATTGAAGACGACGACTGCGAGGCATGTAAGCTATAATGTTAGAAACTATATGTGATATAATGGTGGACGCTTACAAGCGTAATTGGATTACCAGTCGTGATGGAAATGTAAGCATACGTCATCACGACCGAGATCACTTTTACATTACACCAAGCGGTGTACGTAAACAAACTCTACAACCTGATCAGTTTAAAAAAATTATAATTAAACCTCCTCATTCGTGGAATGAACCCGGAACAGGATTACTAGCCGAACGCTGGGGGTGGAAAGAAGATATCTATACTGATATTAGTGCTAACCTAAAGCCTAGTGGAGAAATTCCTTTACATTTTGGTTTGCAAAAACAAATGGGGCAACATAAAAGTGAAGTTCGTGTTGTTGTACACGTTCATCCTACTTACTGTATTGCAGCTATGCATGCCGGAATTGATCTTAGTACCGTTAGTGCAGCGTTCCCAGAACTCAATCGTTATACAAAGGTAGCACCTAATGTAGGCGATGTTGCTCCGATCAGTCAAGAGCTTGCTGACCAATGTCATAAGAGTCTACAGTTAGATCGAGACGGAAACATAGCATATGATATTGTGGGCATTAAAGGGCACGGAGTTGTTGCTATCGACACAAGCCCGTGGCGTGCCTACGAACACATAGAAAGATTAGAACATATTTGCAAGATAGTACTTGCATCAGGAAATTATAAATGAGCAAACAACAATACAACTTAAACACAAAGACAGACTATCTTAATCGTAAAATGTTTCTAGATCCAGCAGGACCTGTAACCATTCAACGATTTGAAGAAGTAAAATATAAAAAAATTGCAGACTATGATGCAACGGCACGTGGCTTCTTTTGGCAACCAGAAGAAATCAGTCTTTCAAAAGATTCAAACGACTTTAAAGATGCTAGCGATGCAGTTAAGCATATCTTTACCAGCAACCTGCTACGTCAGACTGCTCTTGACAGTCTACAAGGTCGCGGCCCAACACAAGTGTTTACTCCGGTATGTTCATTGCCTGAAGTCGAAGCACTTATGTACAACTGGGGATTCTTTGAAACCAACATTCACAGCAAAAGCTACAGCCATATCATTCGCAACATCTACAATGTGCCAAAAGATGTATTCAATACTATCCACGACACTAAAGAAATTGTCGACATGGCGTCAAGTGTGGGCAAGTACTATGACCTACTGCATAGAATCAATTGCAGAAAAGAACTAGGGGAAGCAGTAGACGAATACGAACATGTCAAAGCAATTTGGATGGCTCTACATGCTAGCTATGCTCTAGAAGCATTCCGCTTTATGGTTAGCTTTGCTACAAGTTTGGCAATGGTTGAGAACAAGATCTTTATTGGCAATGGCAATATTATTAGTCTAATACTACAAGACGAACTACTACACAAAGGTTGGACAGCCTATTTGATCAATCAGGTAATCAAGGAAGACGCTAGATTTGTCAAAGCCAAACAAGAGTGTGAAGCAGAAGTCTATGCATTATATATGGACGTTATTCGTGAAGAAAAAGAGTGGGCTACCTATTTGTTTAAACTAGGCCCAGTAATTGGATTGAATGCTAATATTCTACGTGATTTTGTAGATTATACTGCCGTTGGAGCATTGAAAGATATTGGTATCAAGTATAATAACCCTGCGCCAAAAACAACACCAATTCCTTGGTTTAACAAACACAGTGATACTAGCAAAAAGCAAACAGCTCTACAGGAATCAGAATCAACAAATTACGTCATCGGAGTCATGGGAGAAAATATTGACTACGACGAATTGCCGGCTATATAATAGATATTAAAAGGAAGCACAATGAAAGCGGTAGTATGGAGCAAATATCATTGCCCGTATTGTGATCAAGCAAAAGCATTGCTGACACAAAAGGGTATTAAATTTGAAGAAAAGAAAATTGGTGATGGGTACACCCGAGAAGAATTGTTAGAAGCAGTACCAACGGCTAGAACAGTTCCACAAATTTTCCTAGATGGAAAATTAATCGGCGGATTTACAGAATTAAAAAAGCTACTTGAACAAGAAAGTCAAGGATATGGAGATGGTGAACTTTAATGTTATTTAATAAACAAAAATTTGCAGTTGGCGACATTGTCAGTCTTAAACTAATTACCGGCGATGAGATCATGGGTAAGTTTGTAGAAGATGCAATGGGCTCTATTACATTAGATCGTCCGGTAATGTTGGCCATGATGCAAAAAGGACCAGCTATGGCTCCGGTACTGTTAACAGTTAACCCAGATGCCAAGTTGACATTCAATTCCGGTGCAATTATCACTATAGCAGAATCGGATCCAGAGGTTGGAAAGCAGTACGTATTTCAGACCACAGGTATTCAACCCGTGAGTGCTGGCAGTATTATAAAAAGCTAAATTAAATCTTGTATTAGGAGAAATAAATGCCGTATATAAAAGGTGGAGGAGCTCAGAAAGATAGTGGACTTCCAGCGGTTGAAGATGTATTTCACGCTAATGATGTCTACATCAATAACGTACTGGTGGCTCTTTGGCAAACTCCTCAAGCAAGTGCAGCTCTGGCGAAAGATGCTCCGGCCACTCAGGTTGATATTGGAGAGTTTGATGCTGGTTATCTTTCTACGGCTGCAAGTTTGCCACCGCAGAATATATCAACTGCATCTATTGAAAATAATGTAGTTGAACAAGGATATAGGGGAACTCCTACCTCAACACTTTTACCAAATCCAGAAACACAGACCACTGGCGCTGTTCCTACAGGAAAAGTAGAACCGGTAGAAAGTGATGGATTTGGCGGACTACTTATTCCAGAATCTACTCCTAGTGGAGATCCTCAAGATTTAGCCGAATGGTTAAGAGACCGGTTAGATGAAGGACAACGAGGAATGTGGAACAGAGTAAGTCCTCCTGCCTGCCCTTCAAAAGACTGCGGGCCGGCCATATCACCAGGTAATCCGAATATTATCAATATGTGGCGATCTATCGGACTTAGTCAGTTTACTAATAACGATCAGACTGCTTGGTGCGCCGGCTTTATGAATTTTGCATTAAAACAATGTGGATACAAATGGCTTAAGGATGCTTCGTCTTGGACCATTAGGAATAGCCCGGGAAAATACGGTGCAACTGCTATTCCGTTAAATCAAGGAAAACCCGGAGACATTGCTCTTTTTAGTTTTGGACACGTGGCATTTGTATATCAAGCGGTCAACGGTACCTATAGTTTTGTTGGGGGTAATCAAGGAGGTGGTGCAAAGACTGCTAAGAGTCCCAACAACAATAATCCTGTAAGAAGTTGTGTTTCCGAAAGTTGGGCTCCTACGGGGACTCCTGCTTGCAGTCCAAATCGATATGGTGAAGCAGCATTAGTTGGACTTTGGCGTCCTGGAAAAGTTTAATATGAAAAAATTATTTTGGAATATATTAGGCTTCGTTAGTCTTGGACTTGCTTACCTAGGAGTCATTACTCCGGGCATGCCTTATTCGATCTTTGTGGTGTTTGCCGCTTACTGTTTTAGTAAGGGCAGTGAACGTATGCATCGTTGGATCTACAATCACAAACTGTTTGGGCCGTTCCTTACTAACTGGGGTGAGAAGCGTGTGTTCCCAACTAAAATGAAATTCTTCATGCTGGCCATGATGTCATCAAGTTTAATCATTATGTTCTTTACAGGAGTTAAACCTATTGGCATTTTAAGTACCGCTGTGTTTATGGCATTGGTTGCTGTATGGGCATGGCGCTTTCCAGGTTCAGTAGAAGAACACAATCGTAGAAAAGAACAAGGCGAGAAGATAGGTTGGATAAAATGACAAGCACATTTAAAGTAACTCCATTATTTGGTATACCGCTGTATCAAACTAATTTAGGAACTCTAGACAAATCCATGAGAGAGTTCATCGAGAATTTAGAATACGAACGTATGCCAGCAGATAATGGAGATTACTCTGTTAACAAATACATTTTAAATACTCCAGAGCTGACGCCATTGAAAGCCAAGATCATGAAGGCTGCAGACAATTTCATATACACAGTATTAGATGTAAAGCGCAACATGGACTTTCAAATGGAGAACAGTTGGGTCAATAGACACTACACCGGAGACTACTCAGGCCAACACTACCACGGAAACAGCCTAATCAGCGGTGTTTACTATATTGACACTGACGGCGACACTGGTGCATTTATTTGCCACAAAGACAAAGGGCAATATAATCTTTGGACAGAAACTGTTAGAGTAGATTTTAACTATCAAGATCATGCAGATGACGCCAAGTTGAATTTCTTTAATGCTGATGCTTGGGGAATATTTCCTGCAAAAAATGATTTGATCATGTTCCCTTCATTAATGACACACTCAGTTGAAGAAAACGAATCAGCAAAAGTTCGATATAGTCTAGCCTTTAATCTGTTTCCAAGAGGCACAGCAGGCGGACCAATTAACACACTAACGGTGTAAATGAAACATACAACTACTCCGTTGTTTGGAATTCCCTTATTTCAAACAAATCTAGGAGCTCTTAATATATTAACCAAAACTTGGTTAATGAATTTAGAATATCCCTATCAAAGAACAGGCCACGATGGAACTGATGAGGATCTTGACGAAGGATCAAAAGGCATGTACATCCTAGAAAAAGCTCAACTCAAGAATTTAAAAAATCAAATCAACGATTGTATAGACTATTTTACGCATGAAGTATTGGGTATTGACGACAATGTGCAGTTTGAAATATCCACAAGCTGGGCCAATAGATATTTCGGAGATGAACATGTCTCTAAACATAGTCATTTAAATTCAATGATTAGTGGAGTTTATTATGTTGAGACTTCTAGATCAACTTCCCCAATCATTTTTGAAAAGGCATATTCTTATACAAATTTGTTTCACGGAACTACCTCGCCGGGCTTTAAAAAAAATCTAAGTAATCAATTTAATGCAAACACTCACGTAATCTATCCCAAGCCCGGCGATCTATTATTGTTTCCCTCGCACCTAGAACACACAGTTCCCGAGAGTCAATCAAAAGACGTTAGATACAGTCTAGCAT